TGGACAACGATCTAGCCCAGTGCCGGCGCGCGCGGACGCTGGTGGAGCGTGACCTGGCCGGAGAGCAAACCAAGCAACCGGCGCAATGCGCGTGGTGCGATCGCTGGCATGACTCGATGGGCCATTACGTCGAAGCGCCGTTTATCGCGGTGAATGTTTCGCATGGAATTTGTACCGGTTGCTACAGGGAGCAGATGGCGGAAATCAAAGCACTTCGCATTAATCACAAACCAAAAAACCTATGAGCAATAAAAACAATTCACCTGCACAAAAAAAGGCTTGGGAACTCCACAAGCGCACGCGTCGAATCAGCTCGTCACTACCAAGCTCGTCGGATGCCTTTCCGTTTTGGGGTTGGGGCAAGCAAGGTCGAACTCCTCCCACACTCCGCACGCAGAGGAAGCGCGGCAGCCTTGCAACGCGAATCCTTCAAACGGTGCGCTGGTAGGCGGAAATCAAAGCACGGAGGAAGCAATGAGTAAGCCTAGCCCAAAACATCCACTTTCCGAGCGGGAGCGATTAGGCATTGAGGGATTGCGGCAAGTCACCTTTCCAGTTGCATCCTGGGATAAGCGATTCTTCCGCGATGTGCTGCTTCCATCACTCACCACTGGTGAGTTGGGCGACAAGTCCGAGCCCCAGTTGTGGAGGATATTCGTTCGCTACCGCAGGCAAATCGACGTTCTCTCCAAAGAGGAGTTGCTGACTTATGCCGCGGTGCGCTCAGCGCCGGATTTCCGCAGGCAGCGGGCGAGTGCTAGAGCGCAAGAGGAGCGAGAGAAGTATGCAGAGAGCATAAAGGCTGCAACCCCTAAATGACCTATGTTTCTCACCTGTTTAATCACACTGACTGTTCTTGGGATCTTCACGATGGTTTTCGCGCTGTCGAAAGCCGCAAGCTTAAAACATCCAACCGACGAGGAATGAAATCAAAACCGACCAACAAGCTGGATAAATCAGCCTTGGATCTTGCGATGATTTTGCAGGCCGATTTGCCCCAGTTGCAATTTAATGAACTCCGCAAAGTGATCGCGACGATACAGCACAAGTCACGCGTTGCTGGATTGCGCGAGGCTGCGGAGCGGCTGCGATACATTGGCTTCCCAGGGCAGGCAAAGCGCATAGACACTTACGCGGGTGCGGTTGAATTTGAATACCAATATCCCGAGGAATGACCCATGCGAAAGCCTCCAAAACTCACCGGCCCGCCGATGTGCGATTGCGGAGAGATTGGCACGCACAAACTAAGTCGTAACGAATACGAGTGCGAGACCTGCCGACGCAAAAACCGCGTAGCTCAAGAAATGAAAAGACTGCCAAAGCAAGACGAGGTGATCGGATTCTACAACCTGTTCCCGGCTGATTTGGTTGCGCAATTCAACCGTGGCTATCGGCAGTTTTGTCGGTCGAGGGGAATTAAGGAATGGGATCAGACGTTTGAAAGTGCGGTTTATGCGACGGCTGAAAATGGGAAATGATTATGACACCAGAAATTAAAACCACAGCTGTCAGTTACGTGGTTGGATTTATGTTCTCTACAGACCTCATGAAGGTGGCATTGATCCGAAAACTTAAACCCGCGTGGCAACAAGGAAAGCTAAACGGGGTGGGCGGAAAGATTGAACAAGGGGAATCTGGATTCGCTGCGATGTGCCGTGAGTTTGCGGAGGAGACCGGTTACAAAACCACGATCGAGGAGTGGGGCCACTTCGCTGAAATGTTCGGCGACAATGATGGCGGCGAGGGCGCGTTCAAGGTGGACTTTTACGCCGCCATCACGGGCGACATCGGCTTACTGCGCTCAACCACGCAAGAACAAATAGAGATCGTGCCAACCGCTTATCTTTCTCCAATGAGCTTTGGCGTGGTCGAAAACATTCCATGGCTCGTCTCGCTGGCTGTTGATTACATGCGAGACGGAAGGCCCTGCTTTGTAACAGCCGCGTATCCCAAGTGGAGATAGCGATATGACACCAGAAAAACAACGGATAGCGATAGCGGAGTTTGATGCGTGGCACCACATAAAGAAACTAGAGGACGGGACACTTCACGGAATACTTGGTCCGTTGCGCGGGTGGTTGCCGTTGCCTGATTACCTCCGAGACCTGGACGCGATGCACGGGGCAGTTGCACGATTAGATAGAGAGTCGCAATACGATTCAGATGAGGGGTTCACATATCAACTCGCCAGAGTTGTCCACCAAGACCCGGACAAGGCTGGTTGGAATTTTTACGAGTTGCAGGAAGCTACCGCCACCCAACGCGCTGAAGCCCTGCTCCGCACAATCCGCAAATGGGAGGAATAATTATGAACCCCGCCCTACTCCTCTGCATTCCTTTCGGCGCTTTGATTTCTCTTTCCGCACTGGTCCGGTTGCATAGGACAGCTTTATCAAATCGCGCGGTTAGCGCATCGCCCTTCAGTGGGCAATTAAATACTGCCGGTGAAACGCCGAAAGGTGATCCGTTCCGGCAGCCCTTTCCGAGCGCCGTCTCGGCAAATAACCCGAGGCATGGCTGTCACGGGGGCGGCGCTCGTTTAATTTCCGTCGCCCGACGGAATGTTGCAAATCCACTAATGCCAAGCGGGGTTCTAAATCCGGCCTCGCTTGGCCTTCTACTTGGGATTGCGAAAGCGGTGAGGAAGGTATGAAAGAGCGACCCATCCTATTTTCAGCAGCTATGGTGCGGGCGATCCTTGAAGAGCGCAAGACGCAGACAAGGCGACCACTGAAGGATCAACCATTGGACGTGATACCCATGCTGGTGCTTCATGAATGGTGCGGGCTGATGAGTAAAGAGCCCGCCAGAGGGGCGGTGTTTGGGTGTCGGTATGGCGTGCCTGGGGATCGGCTTTGGGTTAAGGAGACGCATTGGCGGTTTGGTTGGTGGATTAAGAACGGGTGGACAAAAAAGGGAAAGCAGGCGTGGAAGTTTGCTGCCGATGGGTTGCACAAACACGCAGCCTTTACACCCCCGCACCACAATCCATCACGCACGGAAAAAGGATGGCATAAGCGCCCCTCCATCTTCATGCCTCGATGGGCATCACGCATCACACTTGAGATTACTGCCGTGCGCGTGGAGCGGTTGCAGGACATCACGCATGAGGATGCCGCGTGTGAGGGCGTTCAGGACGTCAACACTGGAGACTTTATCACTCCCTACGCAACGCTATGGGACAAAATAAACAGAAAGACACACCCTTGGCCGATTAACCCGTGGGTATGGGTAATCACTTTCAAACGCATCAACCCATGACCCCCACCAAACAAACCGAATGGAATTACCTCTATCAAGAACGCCTAGGCATCCTAACGCAAGGCGCTCAACCGACGGAAGCGGAGATTCAGATCGCGAAGTTTGAGGCGGATAAAGCGATCAGCGATGCGATGGACTGTCACGAGAATGATTAACAAATAAACCTATGCCTACATTTAAACGCGCAACTCCTGAAGTGTCAGAAATGGCACTCGAAATCATCAACGCTTACGACACTCACGAGAGCCTTCGGACCCTCGTAAAAATTGACTACGTTTTCGCCTTCCCTGATTTGGACGAAACGACCGGCGAACCGATCAACTTTGCTCTGACAAAGGGCGGTCTGAAAGCTCTCGGAATTGCTCGCAAGATTCCGCTCAAGGATCGCGCCATGGGTCGCGGTGATGCTGAAATCTCTCTTGACGGCTATTGGTGGCAGCACACCGACGAAGAGGAGCAGCGAGCCTTACTCGACCACGAATTGACGCACATCTTTGCTACAGCCAAACGCGACGACCTTGGCCGGCCAATCATAAAACTTCGGAAGCATGATGTGGAGTTCGGCTGGTTTAATTGCGTTGCTGCTCGCCATGGCGAATTTAGCCAGGAGCGCATTCAGGCTGCGTCAATGATGGAGATCCAGGGACAATTTTACTGGCCAGCAGTTGCGGGAATGCTCAACACAACCAAAAGCCGAGCACTTAATTCTCGCACTCAAAAACTCGAACTGACTGAAGCCTGAGCCTCAGCCAAAAACCAACAACCCGATTCCCCATCCTATGCCAAACGAATGCCGATTCATCATCATCAAGCGCGACGGCGATCGCGTGAAGTTCCTTCGCCACGAAGGCCACGGCCAGTTCTGGAGCCTCGATAGAACCGACGCCATGGAATACACCAAAATCGAGGTGGCCAACGCCCTGGCCAAAAAGCACAACGGGTGCGTCCAGGCCATTTAACCAATCACACCTAACCCCTGTTTTTAACCCAAGCGAGATAGAAATACCCATGAGCACCCAAGCATTAGAAAGAAAGGAAGTCGGAGCGGTGAGCTTCACGCCATTCGGATCCAGTGACGCCATCAAGCTCAATATCCAGATCGTTCAAAACCTGATCGCTGTCCCGACCAAAAGCGGGCGCACCTGCTCCCAGCGCGACGCCCTTCGGTTCACGGCCATGTGCCAGGCGCAACGGCTTAACCCCTTTGCCGGCGACGCCTACCTGGTCGGCTACGACAAGCGGAACCAGGACGGCTCTTACACCCCACAATTCTCGTTAATCACTTCGCACCAGGCGCTCCTAAAGAGAGCTGAGGCCAGCCTGGACTATGAGGGCTTGGAGTCGGGAATCATCCTCCTCACCGACGACGACAAGATCGTCGAGCGCGAAGGCGATTTTCACCTGGAATCCGAGGAAGTCGTTGGCGGCTGGGCTCGCGTCCACCGCAAGGGGCGAAAGCCGACCTATAAGCGCCTGGCCATTTCCCAGCGCAAGCCGAACTATCCAACCCCGTTTTGGGAGGGGAACAAAGCGTCAGAGCAGATCGTGAAGTGCGCGGAAATGGACGCGCTCCGTACCACGTTCCCCACGCTCATCGGTGGCCTCTATACCGAGGGCGAAATTGACGTGCGCGCGGAGCGGTTTGTCAGCGAGGCCATCACAGATCGCCGCAGTGGTTTTTCGGAGGGCGCCTCAGCCCTGGTGGAGACGATGCCGGCAGAGGCCTCGCAGCTCGTGCAGAAGACCGAGCCCATGGACGAAGGCGAGGGCACCGACCTCGGGCCGCAGAGACAGAAGCCGGCCAAAGCTGCGGAGCAGCAGCAACAACCACAACAGCAGCAGCAGTCCCAACCCGCCAGCGCTAAAAAGGAACTGGAGCTGCTCGTGCTCAACGAGGGGTTTGCGTTCTCGCACCTCCAGCAATTCGGCGCGCAATCCGGCAACATCGACAATGCCGATAGCCTGTCAGGCTTCGAGGACGTTCCGGAGGCAACGGCTAAACGCTTGCTGCGGGCCAAGGTCGGCCTCATCCAGGAACTCAAAGCCGTGAAGCTTGGCAGCGCTGGGGGTGCGGAGTGATCCTCACGATCGACTTCGAAACTACGGGGCTGCCGGATTTCAACGCCCGAGCCCGGGACCCCAAGCAGCCCCACATCGTGCAGCTCGCCATGATCGCCACCGACAACGACGGCACGGAGCACGAGCCTTACAATGTAATCGTGAAGCCCGACGGCTGGACCATTCCCAAGGAGGCCAGCGCCGTCCATGGCATCACCGACGAAATCGCGGCCAATGGCCGGCCGGAGTCGGAGGTCGCCGCCCACCTGTTGGCGTGCATGCGCAAGGCTGACGTGCTGGTGGCGCACAACGTGACCTTTGACAAGTTCATCGCCCGAATTGCGATGCGGCGTTATGACTTGATTCAGGACTCCGACGACGCCTGGTGGAAGTCCTTCCCAACGTTTTGCACGATGCGAATGATGACGCCCGTTTGCAAGATACGTGGCGAGTATGTTTACAAATGGCCCAAGCTGCAGGAGGCTTACCAACATGTGTTCGGGTGCCAGTTTGACAAGGCTCACGACGCCCTGGCTGACGTCCGAGCGTGCGCCAAGGTTTACCGTTGGTTCTGTGAGCGCAGTGTGAAGGAGGCCGCGCTGTGAGCGACCAGGCTTTAATCCTGCGAGATGACTCCAGGCTCACCATCACATTCAAGCCCGCGGCCCTGGAGATGCGGGATCGCGCCCTGGAATTAGCCGCGTTGGTTGGTAAGGTCACCGACGCGGCAAGCCAAGAGGCGGCTGTCGCTGCTCAGAAGGAAATCAACAACACCCTGAAGCTGATTGAAAAGGCTCGCCAGGCGTGCAAAGCCCCAATCCTCGACTTCGGGCGGGCCATTGACGACTCCGCAAGCCGGTTCGTGGTCGAACTCAAAGCTGAGGAGTTGCGAGTGGCCGTAATGGTCGGTGACTTCCAGGCATTGGAGCGAGCCAAGGCGGCGGCCGCCGAGCAGCTCCGCCAGGCCGAGGCGCGGAGGGCTGAGGAGGAGCGGCGGCAGGCTGAGTTGGCTGCTATTCGGGCGGCTGAGGCTGAGAAAGCCAAGCTCGAAGCCGCGGAGCGTGAGGTTGCGCGGCTGGCGGCGGCGGCCAGCAGCAAGCGCGAACAAGAGATCCTGGCACAACAACGGGCTGAGATTGAGCGCCAGAAAGCGGCGGCTCAAGCCAAGTCTCACGACGAGCTGGATCGCATCCAGGCACAGCACAGCGACGCCATGGCCGCGTTGAGTGCGGCGCCCACGTATCAGCCGGTGAAAGCCAGCGGCCAGCGCGTGCGCGAGGAGTGGAGTATCACCGTCACGGACATTTGGCTGCTTGCTCGGGCCCATCCCGGATGCGTCAAAATCGAACCGAGGCTGGCTGAGATTAAGAGCCTGCTGGACGCCGGGGCCAAGGTAGCCGGCGTGACTGCAACCAGGGAAACGCGCTCCGGCGTGAGTGCTGGACGCGCAAGGCTGCCAATCGAGGTTTAATCACCTCCTCCCCGTGACCCCCCGACAACAAATGCGCCAATGGGCCAAATACTATCGCCTCTGCCGATCAGTCGATGATCGCGAGGAACAAGTTTATGCGCTGCACATGGCGTGTTTGTTTAGGGGGATTTCGATGAAAGGAATTGTTTATGAACGAACAAACAGAATCTGAGGCCATAGCTTTGGCTGATAAACAGTACCGCGAATACCGCCAAGCCTTTTGGGACTACATGGCCAAGGAGCATAATATGCATCTACTGGCGAGCCAGCAAGACGATATCGAGCGCCTTATCCTCGGACCTCGCAACAACGAAAGGGATGTGTTGATTGTGGAACTAAACAAGCTCTACCGACAGAACGCGGCGATGCGAACCAGATTGGTAGAGTTATTGGAAGTCTGTGAGCTGCCTTTTGATGTGAGAGTAAAAGCGAAATGAACACCCCCATCCAATTCGAAGTCCTAGGCAATCCCAAAGGCCAGCCACGCCCTAAAGCGTTCGCTCGCAAATTCGGCAATGGTAAAGTGATGGCCCGCGTCTATGACCCAGGCACGGCGGAAGGTTGGAAGAGTCAAATCGCCATCGCGGTTAGGGATCTGATTCCAACTCCTCCGCTCGATGGACCGATCCGCCTGACCATTGAATTCCGGCTCCCGCGACCAAAGGCGCATTACCACAAGGTGCGCGGCTGTCTCTATCCCGTTTTGCGTGACGACGCGCCGCACTGGCACATAGGCAAGCCTGATACCGACAACATGACCAAGGCGGTCAAGGATTGCCTAACAACTCTCGGAATGTGGCGAGATGACAGCCAGGTTTGCGATGAGCACCCGATTAAGATTTACGGCGAGAGGCCGGGTATGACTGTGGTGATTAGTAGGATTGGGGTAAACCAATAGTGGGCTAAATGGAAAAAAAGGTTAAGTTCTGCGTGGATTGCCTTCTTCCTGACGGTGTGTGGAAGAAGGGGTCTATCGTGTGGCCGGCGGCGGACGCTGAGGTCGTAGCCGCTTCTATAAGGGACGAACATCCGGATTGGCTGGTAGAGCTTAATCCGGTGGAAACGGAGGCGCTGTGAGGCCGAGGGCGGCGGACCTGTTCTGTTGCGCTGGCGGAGCCGCGATGGGGTTGTATCGTGCCGGATTTCACGTGGTTGGTTGGGACCGAAGGACTGGATTGGCTTATCCTTTTGAACGGCACATTGGAGACGCCATCGACGCCAACCTTGACGGCTTCGATTTCGTCTGGGCCTCGCCACCATGCCAAAAGCACTGCGCCTTCGCACACCTTCACCAAAAGGATTATGAGTGCTTCATTGACCCAGTGAGGCAAAAGCTCAAAGCCTGGGGCGGGCCATACATCATTGAGAACGTTCCAGGTGCTCCCCTGTTCGACACAATCCAACTCTGCGGATCGGCGTTCGGATTGAAGGTGCGCCGGCATCGCATATTTGAAAGCAACATTCCGCTGGTTGGAGTCGAGTGCCGGCACAAGGAACAGGGCACTCCAATGGATGTGAGCGGGAGCGGCGGCAACAGGATAAACCGGCGCCGCGATGACCACGGAGGCAACTGCCATAAACCGCGGAACATCAAGGAGGCTCAGGATGCCATTGGAATCAACTGGATGAACCGCGAGGAAATCGCTCAGGCCATCCCTCCAGCTTACTCTGAATACCTCGGAAAACAGATCCTGAAAATAATAACCCCATGCCCAGCGACCTCCAAATAACAATCCGCCCCATCCTCCGCTCATTCGATCCAAACGGAGAACGATGCTTTCACTGTCGCGATCTTATTTGCGGATGTGATGAATTGCGGAATGACGGAATAACAAATCTATGAACACAAAAATTGAGCCGGGATATGGGTACAGGTTGCTGGAGGTTGGCGAAATGACTCGGGCAGGAGATGAGTATAAGGACGGCGCGAAGCCTTGGACTGAGATCACGCTGGATTTTCGGCCCGTGATGGAAAGCTGGCTTCCGTGCCGTCGCAAGCTCCAACCCGCACAAGTCCCAGCACCCGCAGCCGATCAAATCACTCCGACGCCCAAGCCTTCCGAAGAAGACCTAGCGCGAATGTCTAACGCCATCTCTGACGCGCTTTGCTGGATCTCTGGATACATGGCTGGTGGCGGTGATTACGCGATGAAGGGATCGTTGGAGGAGTTGGGTAAGGCCAAGGAGTTCATTGAAAGGAGTCTGTAATATCATGTTCTCACACATCTTCGAATCTGTGTTTGGCACGATGGTGTTCCTATTGCTCTCGGGGATCGCTCTATGGGCGCTCATTGCCATTGGCGAAACCAGAGAGACCGTGCAACGCATCAAGCGGCGTTTGGACGAGCAGGATGACAAAGGAGACCCGCGATGAACCTCATCGTCCACGGCGGCGCAACTGAGAACGCGGTGAGGGCTCAAGAACTTGAGGATCGGGTGAAGAGGCTGGAGAAACAGCGCAAAGCAATAGTGCGAGTGTTGAGGCCTATCAACCGTCGAGCAAGATACGGGCACTGGCGGTGGAATGCGCCAAAGACCGCAATAACGTCCGAGGTAGAAATTACCGAAGATGAATATCACGCAATTCGCGAGTTCATATCAAATGCCAAATGACCAAACATCCCCATAAATACAGCCCTTCTGAGCATAGACGCGATGATGACAAATGATCCTTCAATCCTGCCGGCTGGGAACTCCTCCCGGTCATCGTCGCACATGACAGCCGGCAGGATTGAGGGGTTACAGAGGGAGTTCCATAGACATGCCACAAAGATTTCTTAAACCGGGTATCACGACGAGCGATCACTGGAATGCTTGCTCGTTTGGGGCGCAGTCGTTTTATATCCGTCTTATGACCATCGTTGACGATTACGGGCGCTACGATGGAAGGGACTGCATTTTACTTGGCCAATGTTTTGCAATGCGGCCAGACATAACCATCAAAGACCTTGCAGGGTTCAAGGTTGAGCTGATAAGCAACGATCTGGTTCAATGCTACGACCATGGCGGTAAGGATTACATACAGATCCTACGCTGGGAGGAAAGGGTTCGCGGTCGCAGCAAGTGGCCCGCCCCTCCCGGTGTTGAGCAAGGTTTGCAATCCGGCAAGATTTACTTCATTCAGGCCGTTGACTCGAAGAAAATCAAAATAGGGTTTAGCGCCTGGAATGTGGAAACTCGCCTGAACACCCTTCAGACCGGCTCACCCGAACCGCTTGCTTTGCTTGGCGCTATCGACGGCACACCAGCAGATGAGCGGGCCCTGCACAGGAAATTCGCATCCTTGCGAATATCTGGTGAATGGTTCCAGTGTCACGACTCAATCCTGGAGATGCTTGGAACCCGCAGCAACCCGCAGCAACCCGCAGCAACTTTCGGCAAAATTCTGCTTCCATCGCCAGTAGCCAGTAGCCATACGCCATTAGCCATCGATCCTAGCCATACGCCCACGCCTCCGGAGGTGCGCGTGTGTGCTGTTGAAGTCCAGAAGCCGGAACCCAAACCCGAAAATCCAATCATCGCCCAAAAGCGGCAATTCCAAATCGATTCTCGGGTCACCTTCCTCTGGGATGAACTTTGCAGCTTCTACCGCCGACCGAAAACCAGCCGGCGAGATTACGCGGAAGAATCCATGCTCGCGGAAATCGCAACCAGGCCAGGAGTCACGGAGGAGCTGAACACCATCAAAGCCTATCGCGCTAAGCTGCCGGATGGGGAGCGTAAATTCTTCCCACAATCCCTAACGCGATTAATCGAGCGATGGCAGGACGTTTTAGACCGAGCGCGTAGCTACCAACGACCACAAGCCGAAAAGACGCTGGCTGAGAAGCGGGCCGAAGCAATGCTCCAAAAGGTGAAAGATCTATGAACCACGCAACCACCTGCAAATTTTGTCACACCCCGCTGGTGCTGTCCATCTGCGACGATTACAGCACTGAGTTTGACCCGTTCAAGTTATTGCCATTCGCCGCGTGCAATCGATGTGCTGACCTACGCACGCGCAAACGAACACTCGAAGATGCAATCGCCCACATCTGTGCACAGCTCGCGCAGTTCCGAGGTCCGGCACCATCCAGCGTCGCAAACGTCAATCGCGAGGCGTTAACGCGAGTCACAAAGAAATACACAGCGATGATCGCTGAATGGGTTGGCTCATCAACGTCGTGGTGGGAAGAGGATATAGTCAACGTCATCTGCGACAAGCCGACCGCCTGGCCCAAGACGCTTGCGCTCTGCTGGAGGATGTATGAGGACAAACCAAAGGCGCGACCTGTGGCTGAGCCGATCTACCAACAGGAGGTGATGCAGTGAAACCCTATTACAGCCATGCGGGGATAACGATTTACCATGGGGACTCTACTCAAATCATGCGTGAGATAGATTCGGAAAGCGTTGATGTGATTTTTACAGATCCGCCTTATGGCCATAGCAACCACGATGGGGACTTTAATGCCAGACTCAACGCGCACAGGTTCATAGAAAGCAAACCCATAGCAAACGATGGTGCTGAGGAAATGCGAATCGCGGTCGATAGCGTAATGCTTGAAGCTGCTCGCGTTCTCCGTCAGGACTGCTGCTGCTGCTGCTGCTGCTGCGGCGGCGGCGGCGGCCCGAGGCCGACCTTTGCATGGGTTGCGAACCGGATGGATTCGCATGGCTTGCAATTCTTTCATTCCGTTATTTGGGACAAACTTAACCCTGGCTTGGGTTGGCGATACCGACGCCAGCATGAGATGGTCATGGTGGCGCACCGCACTGGGGGCAAGTTGCGCTGGGCTAACGCATCGCTGTCAGTTCCCAACATCATTGCCATGATGCCCCCAAGGATTAGACAGCACCCTAACGAGAAGCCCCTAAAGCTGGTTACTGCGTTCATTGGTTGGCACGCCAATGCTGACGACCTTGTGCTTGATCCGTTTATGGGCAGTGGAACCACGCTTAGAGCGGCAAAGGATCTTGGGCTGCAAGCAATCGGCATCGAGATTGAAGAACGCTATTGCGAGATAGCCGCTCAAAGGCTCAGCCAAGAGGTTTTAGCGATTTAGGGAGCGAATCATGAGCCACATCCCCCACCAGATTGCACGGATTAAGGCAGGACTGGCGATTGAGCGTTGGACCATGCCTAGAGAGGGTCGAGAGATAAAGATGCGTTGTGGGGCAAATGGTGCGTATTGGAGGGGTAAGGAATCTTTTTCAGGCGAAAGGCGAGCAAGCCAGCGGACTTTGCCTTGGAAATTTATGAGACCTTCAAGGTGATTATGACTACAAACACTTACCGAATGGGCAATGCGGCGGTTTTGATGCAAATCTACAAGGCTGAATGGAGGCAAGCCCGCAAATCCGATGAAAACAAGCATTGGCGATGGGCGGATGCGAGCAGGAAGAGTTTGTTAAGGTGGGTTCCTAATGAATTGCTTCCACAACCCCGGCGAGTGACTGCATGCGCTTATTGCGGTAAGGAATTCTCCAATCTGGCCTCCATTATCCGCGACCGCACCTGGTGTTCTCCGCAATGTGGTCGCCTCGGGCGCCTGCAACGAAGCGGCACGCCGATCAAATGCTCTAAGTGCGGCGGTGACATCGAACGACCACGCCGACCGTGGAAAAATCTCTGCCGAAAATGCAACCCGCTGCCGGCAAAAGATCCAGCCAGCGTTGCTCACCGTCGATTCAATAACCGCCTTGCTGACAACCTCAGGTCCAGAATTGGCCACGTCCTTAAAGGCAACCAGAAGTCATCGCGCACACTTAAATTGCTCGGGTGTTCCGTCGAGCAGTTGCGCTCCCATCTTGAATCCCAATTCAGGCGCGGTATGACTTGGGGTAACTGGGGGGCGCTTTGGCACATCGACCACCGGGAGCCATGCGCGGCTTTTGATTTGTCAGACCCACGCCAGCAGATGCGATGCTTCCATTTCTCAAACCTTCAGCCGCTCAAGATAAAGGACAATTTATGTAAGAATGCCAAAATTGTTCCAACACAGCGAGAATTGCTCATCTCCCTCTCATGAAATCCATCCGCCTCTCCCTCAACCAAGCTGCAACGGAGTTTCAAACGACCCGCGAAACCATCCGTCGCGGCCTCCATCGTCTGGAAATCAAAGTTGAGGGCCGGAACAAGTATTCAGTGTTCGACATTCATCGCGCCATTGCCGGGGATCTGAAGTTTGAACGGACCCGCCGTGAACGCGCCGAAGCCGATCGCGCCGAAGTTGAAGCCGCCAAAGCCAAAAACGAAGTGATCGCCCACGAGGATGTTCGCGCATTCATCACCCGAACCTTTGCCCCAGTGCGTGAAGACGTGCTTTCCCTCCCAAGTCTCCTGGCTGCCAAGTGCAATCCCAACGATCCGGAGACCGCTCGCGCCGTTCTGTTAGACTGGTGCGACACGTTTATAAAGCGCCGGCGAGAGAATGTGCCGGAGATTAAGGCGGATACGAAATGAACAACCGCCGCTCATTCTTTAAATCCCTCGCGTTGATCTCCGGCGCCGCCGTCGGTTGCCCTGGTATCTTCATTCCGAAGTTCGAGCCGGTGCGGTGGAAGGTGCAGCCGAAATACCTGCCGTGCGGATTTGCGGCGTACGACATTCCGAAACCTCTAATCTTTTGCATAAACCCCCACGGCGGAGATGTGCGCGACCTGGTTTTGGCGTGGAAGGCTCAGGAGGATTATGTCTGGATTGAAAGGCTTTCCCGAAAGATATGAGACCCCACAACCTCTCCTTCATGCTGGCGTGCTACCTCTCCTGCCTCATGCCACGCCCCACGCAGCGCCCTTCCGAATGGTGCTGTGAGTTCCTTGAGTTCGACGAAGCCAGCAATCACGGTCCCTTTCGTCTCGATGGTTCCGAATACTGGACTGAGGTTCTGGACGATTGGGGAAATCCAACCGTGACAGATGAAGTGCTGGTGGCTGGATCGCAATCGCGAAAGACCGGCACGCTGATGGGCGGGTTCTGCTGGAAAACTAAGAACGATCCCGGCGGCGTGTTGTGGGTCATGCCTAATCGCGACTTGGCCCGCAAGTTCTCAACGCAGCGACTCTCGAAGATGATCCGAAAGTCGAAGGGAACCGCGTCTATGGTCCCAAGTGGCGCCCACCGTCACGACATGTCGGCGCTCTCAATGATGCTCGGAGCCTCAACGCTGAATCTCATCGGTTCAAACTCCGCGGCGAATCTTTCATCCAACCCTTGCCGCACGGTCATCATGGACGAGGTTGACAAGTTTGACTCTGGCGGCGGTGGTGAAGCTGACGCGGTGAATCTGGCCGAGCAGCGCACGAAGGATCAGGTAAACCCGCAACGTTGGAAAACCTCAACACCGACGCTTGAATCCGGCCTCATCTGGCAAGAATTTCTCAAGGGTGACCAGAGGCGCTACTTCGTTCCATGCCCTTCGTGCTCCAAGGAAGTCGTGTTCGCGTGGTCGAAGCAATACACGGTGTTTCCGCTCCAAGGTTATGAAGCGTTCGTGACTTGGGATGCAGACGCCAAGGTCGATGGCAAATGGGATTATGCCCGCGTTAAATCCTCAGCGCACGCCGTATGCCCGCATTGCCAGGCTAAGATTCTCGATGGTCAGAAAAAGAAGATGGTGAGGGATGGTCGCTGGATCGCAACCAATCCGAGCGCGCCAAAGCATTTCGTCTCACGACACCTGCCGTCGCTCTATTGCTCGTCCACTGAAACGTCATTCGGGGCGCTGGCGGTGAAGTTTATTCAAGCGACGAAATCAGCTAGCGGTGTTCAGGGTTTTGTAAATGGGGATCTCGCCGAGCCATTCATGTTCCAAGGTATCAGCTCAAATCGAGTTGGTCTCGCGGCCCGGCACATCGAGGTTACGGGTGAGTGGTTGAATATTCTCAGCGTTGATTATCATCAGAACGCGCCCTTCTTTTGGGCGGTTGTTCGGGCTTGGAATGGAAGCAATAAATCCCATGGGTTAATCTACAAACCTTTCAACCAATGGAGCGGGATCGATGATTTACAAAGGCAATGGAAGGTCATCAAGGAAGCGGTGATCATCGACGTGGGCTTCAACCAGGAAGAGGTTTTGCAGAATTGCGCGAACTACAACATGCCAACGCGGTGCGTATTGGGAGAATCGATTCAAGGCCAACTCCCAGAGTGTGAGGGGTGGACGCCGGCCAAGAGTTTCGGCGGAAAGGGATTGTTTAGGGATGAGAGCACTGGGCTATTCCTTCCCTACCGACTCAAGAAAGACCAGGACCCGTGCTCTGGCACGGAGTTGAAAAACCAAATGCGGATCGAGTTGCTGGAGTTTCGATCTGATTTGTTCGAGGACATGCTGGAGAATATTCGCTCCAACAGGACCGGCCTTGAGTGGACCATATCCCCAGAGATGGACACCGACGAGTATCATCGGCACATGGCCGGCAAAGAGCGGAGATTCCCAAAGAACAACCCAAGGATTTACAAATGGGAAACCATTCAGAGCGGATTTCCTGATCATATTCGCTCGTGTGAGCTAATGAACCTTGTTCACGCTTTCCGCTTGCAGTTACTCAGCTTCGACGCAATCCAAACCAAAGAAGAGAAAGAGGCCGCATGAGTTATTCCGTTCAGCCGCGCACCATAACCCGAAAAGAACTTGCCGCGATGAGTGATGGTCTGATTTCAGAGCGGACCATTTGCGATCGCGAAGTCGAGTGGGGACTGGACAAGGTTAAACTCAGGTTCTCGCGCCGGCCGATTATTTACTTGCGGGTGCCAGCGGTTGAAATATTAAGGCGGATTCAGGCTCTCGTTGACTAAGCCTCGCCATTCCTCATTTTCCTATCGTTCCTATAATTCCTATAGGAAGTTCGCATTTTTGAGAGCTAAGGCGCAAAAGTGCCTTAGTGGACATCACTACTGAGACGCTTCAGGGCTTCTGGGATGATGCGTGGGACTCTTGCGCAGCGTCCGCAAATAGCTTTCGCGATCAGCTTCGCGCCTACGAAAAGGCCGCCAATCGTCAGTTCTCAGTCGGAAGCATAGCCTCCGTTTCTAAAAACTCAGCGAATCAGTCTTACCGTGGGCCAGGTGTTGGCTCCTATACGGTTGTTCAAATCGCTAACACCTGGCGCACCCTCATCAACCTGTTCGACCGGATAAAGGCTGAGGTAGACGCCGAAATCTCGGCCGACGATACCCAAAAACCACCAGACGATTACGATCCTACGGTTTACGAACGCGGCTTGCTCATTCTCGGGAACCAACCCGTTACGGAGTACTCGAGCGACTTCACCGACCTGCTACTTCCACCAACAATAGCGCCTCCGGTCCCATTTGGACAATGAAGGGACTATTTTCCATGGCGGTAATGGGGGTCGCTAACGCGGCTCGCCGAACATTTCCGACTTCAACAATCGTTTCGCGCATACATCGGTCGGTAAAAAACTGGTACGAATCAGGGTGGCCTTTGCTTGATGGTGGTCGCGCCTACATTCCGCAACTCGTTCAGGATGCGCGATGGGATCAGAATTACATCACTCGGCGGGAGATTTTGCGACGCATGCGGTTCTGGGAATGCAATTCCGGCCTTCTCGAATCCATTTTGTCCGTCGGTGAGCGTTACACCGTTGGTCCCGCCGGCCTGCACGTCTCATTCTATCCCTCCGATGACGCCTCGATGGACCTGGACGAACAGGATGATGATCCTTGGTATGAAGCCGCTGAGTTGGTCACCCGTGAGTTTCTGCGTAACTGCGGATGGAATGGGGAGTCGTTCGAAACCATGCTCAAGGTCGGCTACCGCCGGCAAAAGGTTGATGGTGACGTTTTTTACGTCAAAACGTGGAAGAATGGCCCGCTGAAGGTCGGAAACTATACCCTAACCGTAGCCAAGCCATGCCTTCAGATGGTGGAGGCTCACCGGGTAGAGACCCCATTCAACCGATGGGATCAAGAAGGTCACTCCGTGGTTGATGGTGTCGAGTTCAGGCAGGTGAAATTGCAAGGCCGGGACATGATGGAGAAGGTTGGCTACCACGTTCGCGCTGGATTTGGTGCCTTTGAAACCGAATCCCGGTGGTTCTTGGTGCCCATTGAGGACATTATCCACGTCCATTCCTCGCACCGGGTTAACCAATTTCGCGGCCTGAGTGACTTCTACTCCGTCGAAGGCTCCATCGGAAAGCTTTACGAACTGCTGAAAATCGAGCTTTCGGCGCAGAACGAGCAATCCCAATGGTCGGTTTTGGTCAAAAACGCTTCCGGCCAATTCAACCCCATCGATTCAAAACTAAGCGCCGTCTCCATCGCTCGCGGTCAGAGCCCGAACACGGGCATTGACCCACAGAAGTTGACTCAGATTCAGGAGATGTACCGGAAAACCTACGGGGCGAACACCAGGGCTTTCAAGTTCGGCGAAGATGCCGAAATGAAAGCGCCTATTCGCCCCTCAGAGGCAACTCTTCAGCTTTGGGAATATCTCATCAACGACGTATGCGCTGGGTGTCACTCCCCGCGAAGCCTCGTGATGGGAAAAATTTCAGCCGCCTCGGCGAAATCGCAAGGGACTGAGGTCAGAGCCGAGCTAGACTCGGCTGACGCATACTACAAGGGCGACTTCCAGAAATGGAAGCGGCTTACCCATGAGGCGGTTGAATATTTCATGGAGTGGGCCATCAACAACGATCCTCGCGTTGCCGATCCTCCCGCAAACTGGCGGCATTGCATCCACGTTCCTCCCCCGGAGGCGTGCAATGTGGACGTGGGCCGCAACACCCAAGCGGACCTAATGATGCTCGCCGCCGGCGCGATGGATTATGACATGCTCCTAGGCCCCCAAGGGATTTCGTTCAACACCATGATCCGCCGCCTTCACAGGCAGCAGAGCAAAATGAAACGCCTCGGGGTCCTGGTTACTCTCCCTGCCCTGATGCCTGGGCAGATCGAGTTGAACGGAAAGGGTGGCGAGCAAGCCGACGAGCCGGGAAACGAACCAACCAAGTCACAACATGCCAGCCAACCTGTTTAACAAAGTCACGCCGTTCAAAAACGGTTCCGGCAAGGTCACTGTTTCCTTTAACCAGGAAGCCCAAGAGGAGCCGGTCACAATTCAGATTTACGAGGACATCGGCGAGGACCCTTGGAGTGGATCGGGGTTCACTGCTGCGGACTTCGCCAATGCACTCGCCGATGTTCCTCGTGGTCGAGCCATCGACGTTCGAATCAACACCGCGGGCGGTGAGGTATGGCAAGGGCAGACGATTAAAACCCTGTTCGATGATTGGCCGGGTCGAAAGACGGCATCCATCGACGGCATGGCCGCTTCCGTGGGGTCATGGTTTATGCTCGGCGCCGACGAAATAAGAGCGAGAAAGCACGCTCAAATGTTTGTTCATCCCGCCTGGGGGATCGTCGCTGGCTACGCCAAGAACGCTCGGGACATGGCCGACTCGTTGGACAAAACAACCGGCCAGATCGCGGATATTTACGCCTCAAAATCGGGCTCATCCAAGTCGAAATGGCTTGAATTGATGGATGCTGAAACCCTGATGACAGCCGAGGAGGCTCACAAGTTAGGGCTCATTGACCGGATCGTGGATGAAGATCCGGTGGGCAACTTCACCGACAAGCAGATCGCCAACATGAAAAACCGCTTGGCGAATCAGCGCAACTCACTTTCCGCCCCACAGGGCGGGGCTAACAACCACAAAACAAAGGAAAACCAAATGGATAAAACACAAAAGATCGCCCTGCTGAATAAATGGGGCGTAGAGGTGCCCGAAAACGCAAACGACGAACAGTTGGACGCGCTGATCGAGGCTGGAAAACCGCAGGCCAACAAAAAGAATCGCAAGCCCGCAAAGAACGTCATCAAGTTCGCCAACGGGATCGACGGCGATCACGCCGACGAGTGTGAATGCGACGATTGCAACGCCGCGGCCAAAAACAAGGCCACCAAGCCTGACAACGGCGAAATGCAGAAGCTTTTGAACCGGCTTGAAGCTGCTGAGAAGCGCGAAGCAAAGGCGCAACTGCGAGCCATCGAGAACCGTGTTAAAGGGCTCGTTGAAAGCGGGCGCTTGCACGCCAACGCGCTCAAGGAAACGCTGAAGCTGGCCACCGAATCGGCCGATGCCGATTCCTTCCTGAACATTCTCGAATCGCAGGAACCCCGCCGGCCTGGTTTTGATCCAATCCCCGCCGAACTTGGCGAGCCCGAGTCTGCTCAAGACCTCGGCGCAGCGATCAACAAGCTTACGGAGCCGCAACGCTATCTGAGTGAGAACCGAATCCATCCTGATTTGGAAGATCGGATCGTCATCAGCAAGAACTCGAAGCAGATTTCTTCGATCATCAACCGCCTGAAGAAATTCGGACCCTCCAACGAATTGGTCGGGCCTCTGGTTGACATGTGGAACAAGTGGGCGAACTCCCCGCGCAATGCAAACACGATGGATGCAGGCCTGCTTCGCCAGGTCATTCTGTCGGAGATCATGCGGGCGTTCAAACGTCAGTTTACAAGCCTGGGATTCTTCGCGCACACCTACCAGAACGTTCCGCTCGAAGGAACGGACTATGTGCGGGTGCCTTACTATGCTTTGGATACCGGTGCCAGCACCGAGTTCAAGTACTCGGATGGCTACTTGGTGACTGCTAACGCAGCTACCAGCACCAAATCGATCCTGGTTGGTGGCAAGGGCGACGGCACGGCTACCGCCGGTTCCGGTCGGAAATACAAGACACTCCAGTTTAACGCGTACGAAATTCGCCGCCAACCCTGGCTGAACATCGCGCAACTGACGGTGATGGCTGGTGAACAGTTGGCCATCGACGTTCGGGCCGACATCATTGGCGCGAACATCAAGGCTGCAAACTTCGGCAACGCCATTTGGACCGGTGCCGCGGGCGGGTTCGATCACACCATCGTTACGCAGTACATGCAGAACGCC